GCCAAGTATTGCTGCCAACGACGGCGTTTTTCAGCTAGAGGTAGATTTTGTATCTTCCCTTTTGAATAAAATTCTTGTCTTGTCAACATCATGTGATCGTGTTTGATTAATATAATCAAGTGGGGTCAGCAGTCCCCAGATTTATGTACAATATTTACAATTATTTACAATGCTGTGTTATTTACATTAGTTACAATGCTGTGTGTTCTCTCAACAGACTGTGACTCATCACTCCAATTTCCATTGTTTGCCAAAGACGAGGCCCTGGTTAGCCCCGACTATTGACAAAACGGAAATGTCCGTTTTTCTCCTCTTCCTCCATCTTCTCTTTCCTTGTCTAGGCCCAAACACAGAGCAGTTTCCGCTGGTGTTGTTTTTATTTACATAGTACATGAAATTATGACCAATTAGTTTGGGAATTGTTATTTCAATGTTCTGTGTTGTGGGCATTTCGACTCTTGTAGAATCATCTCCTACAAGTTCTTGATCTCCATCATGGTCTACAACTGTCTGTTGTTTGTGAGGCACCATGTCAAATGCGTATAGCATTGGTAGTCTGAGTATGTGATCTAGAGGACGCACACCATCTCTTATCTGTTCTAGATACGTAACAAACTCAAGCTCATTGCCTTCTGGCAGTAAGTCGTACATATACTCGACAGTGCGATTTGGGTATTGGTCTTCTTTGTCATACTTGGACCAGTAAGAGGCTAAAACGTGATTAGATCTTGAACATAGTTCGCCTCCGGCACTCACATAAGCAGTTAAAACATCCTGGATAACTGGTGTGTTTTCGTCGGTGTACCACAGTGATGTTAATTTTTGTGAAAGTTTTTCCATTGGAGTCATGTTGAATGGTAAATCCGGTGTAGTGTGTATTTTGGATATTGAACGCAAAATATCTGTGCAGCTATTGTTGTCCCCGTACCATAGGTCGGGTCCATAGATGCGAGCCAAAAAGTTGACGCCTGACTGTCCTCTCAAGAAGACGTCTGAGGTCAAAACATGTCCGCAGAATGATGCAGCTTGTCTGATACAAGTATCGTCCAAGTCTGCAGCGACAGTGTCATCCCCTGCCAAGGCAACCTTGGTTTGTAGTGAATGAAACGCTGCGTCGAAATCGTCCTGGGTGGGCGATTTCGTTAGCATGTTTAAATAGCCAATGTAGTTGATAAAAGCATTGTTATCGCTGTTAGCATTTGAAGTATCAGGTAGTCCTGATGCCTGTGCTAAGAGAGTTCTGAAACGGTAAGTTTCATCGTCGAACTCACGAGTAGATGCCCTGCTATTGATTTTGCTTTTCAATTGATTGTGTATTCGCTGATGGTGGGAAGGATGAAATAACCTATACATAATGACCTGATCAAGGGTTCTTGTTATTATCGTCTTTCTGCCATCCATTCTGCTAAAATCAGTGCAGTTGAGCGTCTGAGCTTTTCTCGCTATTTTGACTATCTTGTTAGATATTTTGCGTGGTGTTTTACCAAACATGTACCACGGTTGCTGTTTAAGAAACTCGCCTAGTGGATATTGAAACTGACTCCATTCTAGTTTGTCAGCAGGTCGCTCAGTGGATATAATCCGTGGATCTGCTATCTTGCCATATGTTTCTTTCTTAACAAAGGTTGATACATAAGGTTTGGCGAGATTTTCAAGAATGGCATTGTTCAATATAGCCTGTTGTGCTGGTCTGGCCTGTTTTTCAAAAACAGTGTCGACTTCAACGGGGTGATAAGTATGCATTATGTTGTCAGGTATGAGTCTCTTTACGAACTCATCCATATACCAATAGTGCTTAGGAGTTATTCTGACGTCTGCTTGCAGTTTTGTCAGCCTACCTTCTATGCTAGCTACCTCGGTAGCAAATGTCCGGGCGGGAGCATATGCTCCATCGGTTATTGGAAACATGAAGTTTATCATACTAGGTTTTGGTTCATTATCAGCTTGGTTGGGATACATTTGGTAAACATGTGTACCATATTCAACCTTAAAGTTGGAATAGATTTTGGTGGTGTCCCGAGGAACTGACTGTATTATATACTGTTGGAGAGCCGCTGCTTGATTATCATCTAAATTTGTTTTGGTTTTGATCTTGGGCAGGGTTAGTGGCATTTTTGCATTGGCGTGTAACCAT